ATGGTGCGCGAGTATCTCGATACGATGGAAGAAGCCCGCGACCGCTCGGCCCTTCATCGCGACTATTACGACGGCAAGCAGTGGACGAAAGAAGAGATTGCGACCCTCAAGCAGCGCGGCCAGCCGCCCATCGTCTTCAATCGCATCAAGAGGAAAGTGGACAGCATTTTGGGCGTGGAGCGCAACAGGCGCACCGATCCCAAGGCCTACCCACGGACCCCGAAGGACGAGCAGAGCGCCGACATCGTAACGCAGGCGCTGCGCTTCGTGTCCGACCAGACGCGGCTCAACAACATTTTCTCGGGCGCTTTTGAGTGCGGGATGATCGAGGGCGCGGGCGCTGCCGAAGTCATCATGGACGGGCCCGAGGATATCAAGGTCAACCTGATCCCTTGGGACGAGTTCATCTTTGATCCGCGCTCGAGCCGTCACGACTTCAGCGATGCGCGCTATCTCGGCGTGCTGAAATGGATGGACGCGGACGACGCGATTGCGCTCTACCCCGACAAGGGCAAGGAGATCGAGGCGGGCATCACGGGTTCGGAGAAAGCCTTTGTTGCGGACCAGTCTGTAGACGACAAGCCGTCATCGGGAACGTGGATCGACCGCAAGCGCCGGCGCGTCCAGGTCTGCCAGCTCTATTACAAGCAGGGCGCGGAACACAATTACGCGGTGGTCGTCGGCTCCACGCTGGTGATGGACGGCCCATCGTATTACCGCGACGAGAAGGGCAAGACCGTTTGCCCCATCGAGGCGTTCAGCGCCTACGTGGACCGCGAGAACGCCCGATATGGCGTTGTCCACGACATGCGCGGGCCGCAGGACGAGATCAACCATCGCCGCTCCAAGGCCGTCCACTTCCTGCACAGCCGCCGCGTCATGGCGCAACAAGGCGCTGTCGCTGATGTGGGGCAGGCCAAGCGCGAGATTGCCCGGCCTGATGGCTGGGTGGAGGTTGTAGACCCGCAAGCCGTGCAGGTGCTGGACACGGCGCAGGAGACGACCGGCAACCTGAATATGTTGCAGGAGGCTAAAGCCGAGATTGACCTTCTCGGGCCGAACAATGCGCTTCAGGGCAAGGGCACTGAGGGCGAGAGCGGACGCGCCATCATAGCCCAGCAGCAGGCAGGGCTTGCAGAGCTCGCGCCGCTCTATGACCGGTTCAACGATTTCAAGTTGCGGGTCTACCGGGCCACATGGGCGCGCATCAAGCAGTTTTGGAAGGCGCCTAAGTGGGTGCGCATCACCGACGACGAGGCGGCCACGCAGTTTATCGGGCTGAACCAGGTGCAGGTGGACCCGATGACGGGCCAGCCGCAGGTCCAGAACGCTGTCGCGCAGATGGATGTTGACGTCATCCTTGAGACGGGACCGGACACGGTCACGTTGCAGTCCGAGGAATTCGAGCAACTGGCGCAGATCATGCCGCAACTGGCCGCGCTCCCGCCGCCCTACGCGCTGGCGCTGATCGAGGCGAGCAGCCTGCCGGCGCAGCGCAAGAAGAAGATGACGGAGCTGTTGTCTGGCGGTGGGGAGCAAAGCCCCGAGGCGCAGGCGATGGCGCAAAAGCAAGCGCAGATGCAGGAACGCGCTGCGATGGCCGAGATTGCGACAAAGGAAAGCTCTGCCGCGCTGAACATGGCGAAGGCGCAGAACGAGGGCGCGCTTGCGCAATCCAACATCGAGCTAGAGCGCGAGCGGATGACGGCCGAACAGGTCAAGGCGCAGGGCGAGACGGCCATCAAGGCGCAGGAACTACAGATCAAGCAGCAGGAGCTGCAATTCAAGCTGGCCGAACTGGACCTGAAGCGCGCCGAACTTGGGCTGAAGCAGCAGGAACTGGCGGCGAACGTCGAGATGGAACGCGAGCGTTCCGCGCTGACCGAGCGCATGGCCGACCGTCAGTCGATGGCTGAAGACAACCGCGCGCAACGCGAGGCGTCCAAGCCGAAGGAAACCGAGAAGCCGGACAAGAGCGGGGATGCTGTTGGCATGGGCCTGCAAGCTCTGGCCGCTGCACTGAGCAAGCCGAAGTCAATCGTCCGTGGTGCGGATGGCAAGCCGATAGGGATTGAATAATGAGCAAGGGCAACACCTTCGAGAACGATCTGCTTTTGCTGATCTTCAACAACACGGACGCAGCCCTGATCGGTGATGCGACCGGCCTTCGTGGCTCGTCAACGGCGGGCTCGCTGTATGTGTCGCTGCACACGGGCGATCCTGGCGAAGCTGGCACGCAGACCACGAGCGAGTGCGCGTATACGAGTTATGCCCGCGTAGCCGTGGCGCGTTCGGGCTCTGGCTGGACGGTCAGCAGCAACACCGTAACCAACGCGGCGCTGATCCAGTTTCCGCAATGCACGGGCTCGTCCGAGACGGCCACGCACTTTGCGATTGGCACGGCGTCAACCAGCACGGGCAAGATACTCTACAAGGGCGCGCTGTCGGCCTCGCTGGCGATTTCGTCGGGTATTCAGCCACAATTCGCAGCCGGTGACTTGGACGGCACCGAAGACTGAATTGAGGCGAGATCAGCATGGCTGGCTTTCGCAACCTTCGCGCATGGACCGATGCGGACAACGCGGGCCAATGCCACTTCACGAGCTTCCGCAAGGCCGTGTCATCGACTGCCACGACGACGAACGCGTGGATTGATTACAGCTACTTTCCGGGTGCGCCGACTGCCAACTTCTACGCATCTGCACCGCTTGAAGCGGCTTATGTGGACGCGGCGCGGGGGATTTACGTCCCGACCGTAACGCCTGCAACGCAATGGCTGCGCAACCTGAAGCTGATGAGCGCGGCAAGCAGCACGACAAGCACGACGAATGGCAGGCAGCAAATCGTGCTTGCTGACCTGCTGATGTACTACCCGTTCGTAGACACGGATGCGGTAGGCGAACAGCAGGACATGATTCAGACGGTGTCGCTGCCTCGCTACACAAGCGGGCGTGTCATCGCAGTAGGGCAGTCTGCAAGCTCAACGAACGGGCTGTTCACGTTCTCGTATACTAATCAGGACGGGACAGCGGGCCGCACATCGCAGGCGCACAATACGTTTGTGGTCGCAGGTGGCGGGCAGGTAGTGGCGTCGAGTGTCGGCCTTGCAACGAGCTATCACCCTTATCTCTCGCTACAGGGCAGTGACAGCGGCGTCCGGTCAATCGAGAGCGTGACCTTCACGGCGGGCGGTGGCGGGCTGATGGCGCTGGTCATAGTGGCGCCCATCCTAGAGTGCTTCCTGACGCAAGAAGCTCGGCGCGGGACAACGGACAGCTTCGGGGCGTGCGACGAGTTCGCCTCGGTCATCAATCACAGGCCGCGCCAGATCAAGGACGGCGCAGTGCTCAACCTTTTCGCAGCCGGTCACGCTGGCTCCCTCGCCTCGTCGATCCTGGCGGGCCTTCTCGAAACAACTTGGAATTGACGCATGGGCTGGTCTTCACAGGACGACCTAATCAACCAGATCACGACCAACGGCAAAACAGGCAACGCGTTTTCCAACAAGACGCTGTCATCTGCCGGAACCGCTGGTCACTGGACGCTTCTTGCAGGTCATGCCGGTGCGCCAATCGCTGCGACGTTTGCTGGTACTGACCTCACCTACGTCCCGACCGATGACACATGGGGCGAGGGTACGCTTTACCACGGTGGCAACGTCTCGACGGCAACGAAGCACTTCCTGACGGCTGGCGCGTCGGTTGTCGCGGCTGCGGGCGCGCCGTGGTATCTGATGGCGATTGACCTTGTGGGCTATGTCCCGATGTCAGGCACGAACGTTTCGACCACGGGCACAAAGACCGTGACCATGACGGCCATCGGATCGAGCGGCAGCACGGGTGATCGCTATCCGGCTGGCGCTGGGCTTGAACTGTTCGTGGCGGCTGACACGGCGCTGGGCGCGAACGCCCCGACGTGCATCGTCAACTATCTGGACACGGGCGGCGGTGCAGGGGCGACCACGACATTCACAAGCACGGCATCGCTTGGCATCGGGCAGCTTCTGAACTCTGGCAACGCGGCGAACAAGTACAACCCATTTCTCCCCAAGGCTGCGGGCGATACGGGCGTCAGTGACATCGTTTCGCTTGTCTGGGCCGGTACGGCTCACGCATCGGGTACAGTCATCATCGGCTTGTGCAAGCCGCTGTGGACAATCCCTGTGCCTGCAACCGGCCTCTACACAAAGCTGGACTTCGTAAACGCCTTCCCATCGCTGCCTCGGATCAGGGACGGCGCAAACATCCAGTTCCTGCTCTATCAGACCGCTGCGACGACCTCTGGCGGGACGATCATGATAGACTTTGACTGGGGATATGGCGGCTAATGGCGCTGCTTCAGAACGGCTTCCGCGACGCGTCGGCGGGCGTTCGTATCTTCGGGGCGACACAGAGCAACAACGCTTATCCGCCTGCGCTTCAGGGAAACAACAACAAGGCGGGACCGCGCCGTAACATCTTCACGGCTCAAGGCTATTCGGCCAAGTCGGGCATCGGTTCGGGACACCTACACCCCTCAAGCTGGATGCTGCCGCAGAAGCCTGGCGGTCTGTCCAGCCACTCGGAAAGCATCGGCGTTGCAAGCTGGTCTGGCGGAATTGCTGCCGGACGGAATATCGTCGGCACGTTCGATGGCGCTGCGACGTTCACCGGCACGGGCCAGCTCGTTGTGTCGGGTGTCGGATCGTTTGCCGGTGTCGGGGCGTTTACCGGCAACGTCACGGCGGCGCTGGGTGCGGTTGGATCGTTCGCGGGTGTCGCAGCCTTCTCCGGCGCTGTACTCGCCAAGGGCAACATCGTGGGCGCGTTTGCAGGTGTCGCATCATTCGAGGCGATCCGGTACGCGTCTGGCTCGCTGGCTGGGTCATTTGCGCCGGCCATCACACTGGAGGCGCAGGGCTTCTCGTCCTACCTGCTCGATCAGGAAGACATCGAGACGGGAATGACGCTTCGGCAGGCGCTGCGTCTGGTGACGGCGGCGACGGCGGGCAAGATCAGCGGCGGCGGCACGGCGACCGTGACGATACGGAACGCGGTCGCGGATGCTGTGGACCGCATCACGGCGGAAGTAGATAGCTCGGGCAACAGGACGTCCATCACTTACGAGTTGGACTGATGGCTAACTTTTTCAGCGCAAACTACTGGAAAGCGCTCTACTTCAAGGCGATTGGCGGGCAGGAAACTGCTGTCGACCCCAACGCGATGCGCGGCAGCTTTGCGGGCTCGTCTGAGTTCACCGCGACGCTGTCAGGTCAGGGTACTGAGGAAGTCCAGTCGCGCTCACAAGGCGGCTTCGAGGACCCCTACTATTACAAGAAGCGCCGCAAAAAGAAGCCCGAGCCTGTCTCGAAGGACTTCGGGGACGACTGGCAACCGCCTGCACCACGGCCGGCAATCCCGCCGCTGGCAGCGCAGCAGATCATCGCGCGCCAGGATGCAGCCTTCGCGAGAACGCAGGCCGCGATTGTCGCGGCGCTTGAACAATACGACCGGCAACGCGCCGAGGCTGATGCCATCGCGCTGGCCGAACAGGAAGACGAGGATGAAGCGATCCTGCTGCTGATGGCGGCGTAACGCTTCGCAACAATTCGAGATGCAAGACCCGCCCTAGCTAGGCGGGTTTTTTCGTACCCGCCGCCGGGGTCATCGGGCGTCAAACAGGACGCCGCTGTTCGGGCGATTGCGTGACGACTACGGGAAGGTCGAACGATGAGTGACGAGAAACTGAACTTTCTGGACGCTGAAGAACCGGCAACGCCTGCGCCTGAGCCATCCGCTCCGGTCATCGAAGCCGAGAAGCCAGCCGCACCCGAACCCGAGCCGCAAGGCGATGCCAGGGCGCGTGATCCGGAAACAGGGCGTTTCGTCCCCATCTCCGCGCTTCTAGACGAGCGCGACAAACGAC